ATGACCTGGACTGTTCAAATCGACTCGTTCGCGTCCCTCTCTGAGTTTCAATCTTTTGCAGAGTGTGAAGAGGCCCTCGGCCAGTGGTCTATGCTGCTTGATGGTGGCCGCTTTTGCAGTTACTTCGGTCGCATCTGTTTTGAGGGGCGCATACTCATCGGCTTTTCAATTTCTAACGGTTATCGTGGCTCAAAGTTCGAACTCTGGGACTACGCCACCGGCCAACCTCTCTAAAAGCAAAGGCCCCGCAACTGCGGGGCCTTTTTCAATCAGTACTGGCCTGAATCACACGGCGCAACGCTGCCGGAGCGTGGCAATTAGACGCGCGTCACCTGCCAAATCAATCTGATAATTCAAGCGCAGCAGCGCTTTGTACTTCGCTTGCAACGCTTCACGCGCGTTCGTTACCGCTAGTACTCCTACGACTGTATAGCCACCGTCGCTATTCCGCTTCGCATATGCCCCGTCCGCCTCTTCCAAGCCTTTAATAACTCCCGCCCGCAGCCCGGCTTTACCTACGACCGCCACGACATTTTCTTCTCGGCGTTTTTTCGCGAGGAAATCGTTAAGCGTCATCGTCCGGCCATATTCAAACATTCCTAAGTCCAGACCGTGATGGGCCCACCCTTTATATCCTGCCGCTTCTAGCTCTACGTTCACCCGTTCCGCCCCGCCTTTTGTCAGAATCCACGCTGTTACGCCTGCCTCTGTTTCCCGCGCCATTACCTCTCTTTTTTCTTTCAGCCTTTTTCAGCACCAGTTGTGCCTTATTAACTGCTACGTGCTCACTACTGTTAATCCAAACCCAGAGCGCGATTTGTTTCGTTGTCAACCAGCCGCAAGACGCAAGCGCTTTCAATGCCTCAAGCTCTCGCTCTGCTGCCTGCGCCCGCACGCTTGGCCGTTTTGTTGTCGGTGTAGTCATTCGGTGTATCCCCTGTTTATGCTGATACACCGTATAGCTACACCGATAAAAAAGCCTTCGGCCTTTTAGCAGAACGTGACCACCCCCTCTACGGCCCGTCTGGACGACGGGCACGGGGGTTATGCGGCTAGGGCCGCATTCCCTTAAGCCGGCGGCTTCCCGACGCCTGCGGCGCCGGGGGGCCCCACACTTTTTCGACCCACTTCGTGTGCCGACCGGCTTCGCCTAAAACTGCGGGGCCCCCCGGCTTTGCAGCCGTCTCGCCGGGGTGCTAAGGCGCACCCCCAAAAAACCGCAAATATTGCGTTCGCAATATTTTCTCGACCGCCGGCTGGGGCCGGCTTTCGTTCGCGTTCGCTCTCTCATCGTTTTTCGGNCCCCCCGCCATTAATGCGCTTTGTGTCCTACGGCACAAAGCCCGCTTTCTGAACGAAAGCGGTCCCTATCGGGCGCGCAAATATTTTTCAAAATATTTGCAAATAGCCGTTAATACCGCGCCCTTTGTGACTATACGACTGTAAAGAGGGGCCGCCAATTAAACCGCCCGAAGCGCTGGTTTCTGTTTACCCCCTTTTCAGTTTTGGGCGCTTCACTTACCTAAAGGGGTTATCAATGTCTTCCGCTATCACTGAAATTCGTCTTCCGGTTCGCGTTCTGCCTGCGTCCGCACCGCGTACTACTAAGACTGGCAAAACGCTTTGGACCCAGGACGTTCAATTTGACCAGACCAACAGCCGCAGCGTTTTCAAGCAGCGCGTCTATTTCGAAGAGTCGCGCATTTTGCCCGCCGGCGATTACACCGCCGCTATCACAGTCTACGAAATTTCCCGCCCCGACGCCAAGGGCTATATGCAGAAAGATTTGGCTCTCGCATTCCGCGACCTCCAGCCCGTCAAGTAAATGCCTTTCAAGACAGTCACTGTATTGACCTGCGCCCCTGGCGCTCCCGCTGTGGATTTTTTGCCCGGCGGGTACTGGCGTTACTACGCAATCAATTCTTGTGCCTACTACTGACCCGAGTCTTATCTCTCTTTGAAGATTTTGACGTTGGTCTTATTCGCTTTTTGCCTTTGTGATAGCTACATATGTTGTCGCAACTGGTATTGGTGTTCTTTTTCGAATGTTCCGTGAAGCTTAAACGCTTGTCTACCGTTTTTGCCTCATTTTCTTAACTCGTAGACTATTGAAAGGTTCAAATGAACTCTCCTGTTGATATCTTGACCGCTAACAGCGGTGCGTTTCTGGCCGACACTCAAGAGGTGCTCTTTGCCGGGGCTGGCTTGGTTATCGGCGCTCTGCTGATTTCCAAACTGGTGAACCTGGTTATCCGCTTTTTCCAACGCGGTTAACCCGTTATGCCCCCGCAGGGGGGCATATCAAAGCGTCAACGCTTCGATATGCCTTAACTAAAAGAAAGCCCGCCAATGCTCACCTGGTCTATGTTGATGTTCGCTACCGGCCTGATTTGCGGCTGGGCTGCTATTCAAGGGTTTCAGCAATGAAAATCCGCAAGCTCTTTACCGCCCTGGCGGTTTCTCTCGCTCTAATCGCTGCCCCTGCCCACGCCTTTTTGCCCGCTGTTTGGCTTTGGCTTTCGAGCGGCGGCGCACAAGCTCTTGCGCTTCACGCTGGCATTGTTTATCCCGTCTGGCGGGTCGCTGTTAATACTGCTGCTACTGACGCAACGCCGCCGATGGAAGTTGTGTTTATTCAAGATGAGGCTGTGACGCCTCAAGACGTATCGCAAGCATTCGGCAAAACTCCTGCTTCTACTGTTCCGAATCAACGCCAAGAAAATACGACGTTCAGCGGTACTTTCGGCTCGCTCACTATTACCGGCTCTTCGCAAGAAGAGTTGATGCAAAAAATGCAGCAAGCGCCATTGGCCAATGGCGTTCCGCAAGTCCCGGCAGGTTTTGCATACTATCGCAATGAATTGACTGTCAAGCTCACGTCTTACAGTTATCAGCGCGATATGACGACTGGCGCGTCTAAGCTGACGATTAGCACTGTCGTTTCTAAGCCTGGCGGCACTTCTTTGCCGGGTTACACGTGCTCTACTGCTGACTGTTCGTATACTGCGGTTTTCACGTCTGATAAAGAATTTGTGTGCCCGCAGGGCTACGCATATTCAACAACTTCAACTAGTCTATGTAATTTGACTGACCCCGTGGCTGCTAAATCTGCTCCGACATTGCGCGACCAGGTTTGCTCTGTTTCTCGTCAAAACGTTCCAAATCCGTTTGACCCTGATTGCGCAGACCTTCAGGGAAAAGGCCTGTTGAATACCGGCACTGCTAACGGCCAACCCACCGCCACTATTACTGATGCAAAAACCGGGCAGGGCGTTTCTGGCTATACGAATGGCGACGGCTCTAAGGGTATGTCTCGTTCTACGCCCACTACAGGCGGCGGCAATTATCAAGAGCACGTCAAGGTAGACGATAAAGGCAAGGTATCTGACCCGTCGTCAAATAATCAGCCTTCCCCGACGCCTGCCCCCACTAACCCGTATGCGCCTGGCGGTACTTGCGACGTAGCGATGGGTCCTATTCCGTCTTGGTGTGGTCAGGGTATTAACTCTGGTACGGGCTGTACGTCTAACTGTAATAACACCACCAACAATAACGGCGGAACTGGCACCGGCACCGGAGGCAGCGGCACCGGTTTGACCGGCGACGACGTTAAGAATGGCGTTCGTGACGGTATTGGTGAAGCTCTGAAAACCGGCGAGGGAAAAAGTATCGGTGAGCAAGACGGCGATATTAACGCCGATACGCCCGACGCTACTGATGGGATTTTCGGCAAATTTCTAGCTTTCAAGACTTTCACGATTACCGACCCTGGCTATAACTGCGCAACGGCTCTAAATCTTGGCTCTGCTGGCGCTACTACGCTCAATTTCACTATGTTCGGCAATCAATCTATTTCGGCTGATATGAACTTGAATAAGGTCTGTCCGCTGATTGAGCCGCACGAAGCCGAAATTCAAGCTATCACGCTCGCGCTTTGGACTATTAGCGCAATTCTTATGTTCATTCGTTTGACTGTCTAAATGGCTCTTCCGCTTCTCACTCTTGCCGTGCCCGTTGGCACGGCTCTGCTGGACCTCTTTATGGTGGTCTTCCGGTATGCCGTTGTCCAGTGGCTTACCAAGGCCGCAATATTCGCGCTCGTTTCGATGGGCGTCTATTTTGCCGCCGCTCTTGTAATCCCGGATTGGTTTAGCGTTACTACGCTACATCAAAAAATCACTTCTTTCAGCCCGCCTATCGCCTATTTTCTTCGTGTGACTTCGTTTTATCAAGGCGTTGTTTTCTTCTTCGGCGCTCTTATTGGCGCGTGGGTATTCAAGAAAATCCCGGGCTGGGCGTGGCTTGGCGCACTGTTCCGCCTGAAATAACAAATGCTTGAAAAGGGGTATCAATGGCTAACATTCTTTCTGGCCTGTTCGGGCCTATGGGTTCGGGAAAATCTTATGAGGCTATGGCCTTTCACGTTCTTCCTGCTTTTTCATCTGGTCAAGTAGTTGCTACGAATATCAAGGGTCTTGACGCTGACCAGCAACTACAAGCTATCGCTGAATTTACCGGCCGTACTGTTGAGCAAATCAAAGCTCAACTAGTACCGCTGCCAAGTACGCGCGATGAACTATTCCGCCCCGGCGTATTTCCCGACCCGTTGGACTGGTCTAAAAAGTCTGTAATTCCCCCCGGCTCTCTCATTGTGCTTGATGAGTGCTCTACCATTTTCAACAAAGAGCCACCCGAGCATATTCTGCGCTATATCACCGAGCAACGCCACGGCGTTGACAAATCTGGCAACGTAGGCCGCATGGTGATTATTAGCCAGTCTTCAAAAATCCACTATTCGGTAAGAATGGTAATGAGCGTAGCTTACTTGTTCAGCAAGTTTTCTATGCTTGAACCTTTTATGAAGATTTTGCGCCCGCTGAAAATCGGCGCCGATTACCGCGCCGAGGTCTATACAGATATGGCCAAAACTATTGGCCGCTCAAAGCCCGATAACCTTATTTCGCGCCGCTATGACCTGCGCGTATTCCCGACTTACAAAAGCGTTGACGCCGAGGAATTTAAACGCCTTGGACTTGATAAGCGCCAAACCCTTTTGGGCAATCGGTGGTTTACCCTCTTTCTGCCGCTGATGCTTATTTTTGCTTTTTGGTCTGGCTCTAATCTCTTGTCGCGTTTTGGTGGTGCTATGAAAAAGAAAGAAGAAGTTACTGCTACCGCCGCACCTGCCCCCGCCTCCAATTCCACCGCTGCCGTATCCGTTCCCGCTCGCGCGCCCGACGCTTTCCTAGACCAGTTTTCTAAGGATTGGCGTCTTATCGGTACTTCCGCCAAAAATGGGACGCTCTATTACATTCTCCAGCATTCCACCGGACGCTATCGCTATACCACTGTAGCCGACCTTTCCGGCGTCGCTCAAACCGGCGCTGATATCGTCATTACGATGAAAAACGGGGAAAAGGTTGATTATCAATCTGGAAAAGGGGTTTCCGATGCGTCTCAAAAATCTGCTGTCTCTGCTGGCTACATGTCTAAGCCTAACTAACCCGGCTTTTGCCGCTACAAATAGCCTTGCGGGGGTCCCTTGGATTCCCCCGCCTATTCCTGCTATTCCCGCACCTGATGCCCCCGCTGGTGTATCGTTCAGCCGCGGTATTCCGTTGTCTGAATTTATCCGCCTCGTCCTAGAGCAACACCTAGAAGTGCCTTTCGTTATCGCGCCTGACGTGATGTCGAATAACGCGACTGTAGGTGTATCGTCTAAGCTCACAAAGAAGAACGCCGAGCCTCTATTTCTTCAAGTGCTTGCCGCTAACAATCTTGAAGTAATCAAAGGCCCTGCCTGGCTTATCCGCACCCGCCCCGCCCCTATTCCCGAGCCTGTGGCCGACAAGGCCGCTAATCTCGTGCTCGCGTCTTATCGTCCGCTTCATCGTCCTGTTTCTTACTTCGCTGACGCTTTGCCCGGCGTATTTCCTGACGTCGCTTTTTCTTTCCAAAAGTCTGGTAATAGCAAGGACGGTCCTGGTTCTGCCGGCTCTGCTGGCTCTGACTTCTTTTTCGCAAGCATTGATAAAGCTCTGAAAGCTCGTCTTGATGACGTTGTTAAATCACTTGACGTTCCCGTCCCGCAGGTCGCTATTCGCGCCTTGCTTATGGAGGTTTCCGCCGATGACCGTGACGGTTCCGGCGTATCCCTTGCCGCCTCTTTGTTGGGCGGCAAATTGGGTGTTCAAATGGGCAGCGCTCCCACGACTAATAGCGTGGTATTCAAGACCGGTACTGTTGACTTGTCTTTCGGTATGTTTGCCGGCGATAGCCGCTTTAAGACCATCGCACGCCCTCAACTCGTTACCGAGCACGCTAAGGCTGCTGACCTGACCGGTGGCGTTCAATTTCCGGTAATGACCACTACTATTGATGGTGATAAACGCACTGAAACGCCGGAGTACCGCGATATTGGCACTACTTTGAAAGTTACGCCGCAAGTCATCGGCTCAACTATCACGCTATCTGTTCAAATGGAATTGACTGACGTTTCGCCTACCGCGCTTGGCGTTACGTCTCTTCCGACGCTGCTTTCTCGTTCGCTCACGTCGCAAGTTTCTCTTTTGTCCGGCTCTGTTGCGGTAATCGGTGGACTTACTACAACTCGTGAAACAGATACACGCTCTAGCTTGTTCTCTTTCACGACTTCGCGCGATAAGTCACGTTCTAATTCTGAACTCGTCCTTGTGCTTTATGCCACGATTATGAGCCCCGGCGACGCGGGGCGGGAAGACGGAGCCACCGCACCGGACGCCCCGCAACGTGCCGCCCCGTAGCTCTCCCCTCCCCTTGCCGTAGCCGCCCCTCGGGGCGGCGTACCTGTCAGTAGTTACGGCTTGACAATGACGCTCGTTGTCTCATAATTACTGACTATGAGCAAAAAGCCTTCTAAGCCTCTTGTAGCCCCGGGGTCTCCTGCCCCTCTTGCCTTCTCGTACGTACGCTTTTCGTCTACCAAACAAGCCTCTGGCGATATACGCTGCGTCTGTTCGCGGCTATACGCACTGCCCTTAAATACTATACGCAGCGTATAGACTTACATAATAACAAACAGATAAGGGCCTTGCGGCCCAACAAAGCGGGGCATAGCCCCGCAAGCGGCCTTCGGCCGCGTACGCCGCCTGCGGCGGCTACGGCAAGGCGGGGGAACGCGCGCCAGGCCGGAGGCCGGGCCTCGCCTCCACACTCTTACCCCCCCC